CTGAAATTGATATTTTAGCCATATCGACATTATATCACCTGTTTAATAAGACTATTAAAGGATATAGTTGCTGTAGCCAATAACCTGAAGCGGAATTGCTGGGGTATTACCCAAACCAATAGCCACAATTTGAATGGCTGAAAACTTAACTCTAAAAGGAAGAATGTCCGTAATTAAAGTGTTTCTTGTAAAGTCTTCTACTTGAATTAGTGGATAGTCAATAGGAAAAATTCGTTTTGTTTTACCATTAAGTTCATCAAGTATTAATGCTGTTGCCATTAATCTGTTACATCTTCAAGAATCTTCATGCTACCCTGACAAACTGTCCAAACTCTTGTAGGGTCTGTCAATTGGATATCAAAGATGTCTCCTGTTTGCAAGACATTAGATTCTTCTGCTGTAAGCCAAACTGTAAATTCTCCAACTAGGTCATCTTCATCTGCTCTTGGAGTTAAAGCCATAACTGTTGTGGCATCATCTGTAATAACTCCAGGGGTTGAATTAGGTCTCTTAATCTTCATTGAGATATCCCATTCTGATCCCTCGCCTTTTAACACAAGTGGATATTTAGCATCATCTGTTACATAAACTTTAAAGCCAGAAGTATCTCCACGAACTACAGTCCAAATAACTGTAGGAGGCGGATTGCCTACATTGTATAGTGATTGAGATCCTCTTAAAGTTGCCATAGTTTTATTATATCACGACAAACCGTCCTTGAGTGCACCCCAAGTACCGTTTCCTTTTGTTTGAACTATAATCATTCCTCCAAGTGATTTAATTGCTTGGACTGCAACTACTCCAACATATCTTGCCGGTCCAGTTGATGGGCGACCACTTACTAAGGCTCCATTTTCATCTACATAAATTTTTGTTCCAGAAACTCCTAGACCAGTTGTATTCATTTGTATAATTCCAGATACTACAGCAACTCCATTTGTAGAAGGCAGTGTGTCCGATTGCATTAATCCAAGAATTGGAACATTTGAATTGTGAGTAGGGCTTGATGGGTTGTATAATTCTACAGTTGGGATTGCTTTTCCTTCATAAGTAGTTACCCCCGAAATAAATATTGGCTTTCCTGCTAAAATAGAAATAGATGAACTTGCATTTCTTACAGGAGATGATACGCTTGTCATTCCAAGAGGTGGCAAAATGTTGTTTAAAGCATCTACCAAAACCTTAAAATCTCCGTGCACATTTACTGGGTCTGAGGCAATCGGGTATTGCATAGTAGGATAGTTAGATGATGACTGAGGCATAATCTTTATTATACCACCCTCTAAAGTTGACTTTTGATAAATTTTTGTGTTATACTAGGTAGTAACACCTACCAGGGTGTTATTGTTTTCTAAGGAGGAAACTATGATTAAATTTATCGAAAGAAACAAAGAGATCATTAGCACACTCAGTATCGTAGCACTAGTAACGGTTTTGTCAAACTCTGCTAATGCTATCTCAGATCTTGATACTAAAAACAATCTTAGCCTGGAACAGGCTCAGACATCGGAAACCACCTCGAAAGAGGTTTTTTTGGTTTCTAAAGCAAAAAAACTAGAGAGTTTTGAGAACAAGGTTTCTCTGACTGATTTAGAACTAAAGGAACTGCTTTCGCTAGTAGGCTTCAAGGGTAAAGAACTTGTTGTTGCTTGGGCAGTAGCCAAAAAAGAGTCTAATGGGCGACCATTGGCTTTTAATGGCAATCACAAGACTGGTGACTCGTCTTATGGTATGTTCCAAATTAATATGATTGATACCCTTGGTCCTGATCGTAGGACTAAGTTTGATATTGACTCTAACGCTGAACTCTTCAATCCCGTCAAGAATGCAGAGATTGCATACTACATGACAAGTGGTGGAGATGATTGGTCTTCTTGGAAAGGCATTACGCCTAAGACCAGAATGTGGATGAATAAATTTCCTAAGTAACTTAGTGCTGGGGCTTTTCTGTTTGACCCTTAATCCAAAGATAGGTTTTTTCAATTCCTTCTTTTAAGGTCATAGAATAGTCCCAGCCAAGTTCTTTTCTAACCAAATCATTATTAGAGTTTCTTCCTCTAACCCCAAGAGGACCAGGGATATGCATTTTACTTAAAACCTTGCCCTCAATATTACAAGCAATATCTACTAACTGATTAATAGTAACCATTTCTTCAGACCCAATATTTACAGGTCCAGTAAAGTCGGACTCCATGAGCCTTCTTGTTGCTTCTATGCATTCATCTATATATAGGAATGATCGAGTTTGTTCTCCATCCCCCCAAATTTCTATAAAACCATCTGCCTGTATAACTTTTCGACACATTGCTGCAGGAGCCTTTTCTTTTCCACCATCCCAAGTTCCTTCTGGGCCATAGATATTGTGATAGCGAGCAATGGCTACTGGGATCTTGTTATTTCTATTAAAGGCTAAAAACATTCTTTCACTAAATAGTTTTTCCCAGCCATACTCGCTGTCAGGATCTGCAGGGTATGCATCAGACTCCTTAAGTCCAGGATTATTAACATCTAACTGCTTATAGTCAGGATACATGCAAGCAGAACTTGAATAAAATATCTTAGTTTTGTTAATATCATATTTTTGGTTTAATCTTGATTGTGCTCTTAGAAGATTAAGGTTTATTAGAGCAGAGTTTTCCATAATCTGAGAATCATTTAATCCAGTAAAGATGTACCCAGCACCACCCATATCTGCTGCAAATTGATAGATTTCATCAAACCCATCAATTAACTTATATGGAATTTCATTATAAAAGTTTCCCTGATATCCCTTAAACTGAATTGCTTTTTCAACATTTTCATATACAGATAAGTCTCTTTCAATAAACTCATCTGCTTCTGTTTCTGAAAAATCTGGATGCTTTAAATCAATACCACGAACCCAATATCCTTCTGCTTTTAAACGCTTTACCATATGGCTTCCAATAAAGCCTCCTGCTCCCAATACAAGCGCTGTTTTCATATTCTAGACTCCTTCCATTCTCTCCACCACTGTTTTGTAAAACTATCCTTATTGATATACCCATTCCAAGAATACGGACCATCCTGAATATGCTCTTCTTCCCCGAATATTCTCCATTGTATATCTCTTTTTTGATTTAAACCTCTATGGATATACCCAGTATATGTGCTTCCTGGGCTTCCAATAAATTCTTGGCTGTAATGCATAACCAAGTTGTTTAATATGCCAAAAGATACTTCTTCCTTAAACTTAAACTCTTTAAATTCTTTATAAAAATTATTTAATATATATTCATCTAACAATAAATAGTTATAAGAGGAGTTCTTTATTAATTCGCTGTCTGGCTGATCTGTACACATAACTATAGGCAAGCCATTGTCTATTTGGCTGGCACCAGAGTCTAAAATATTATTATCTGGGTCAAACATGCTTTTATGGTCGGTAAGTCTAAAATGTATGCCATTAAAAAGTCCAATAGATAGGGCTATCTTTTCTGCTAACTGATAGTATTCTGGTTTAAACCTTATAGAGGATAAACTTTTGTCTAAGGCTGGATCACGATCTAAAAAAAATCTGCTGTAATATCCCAACGTCTTTTTTAAATATACATTATTATAATTGTTTAATAATAACTTTTCTCTTATTTCAGAAAATTTATCCTCTGTGTCTTTATAGGTATCTGACTCGCTAGAGTAATACATCATTAGATTTTCTACTCTTAAATCTTCATAAGTAAAACTATCCACAATATCATTTATTAAAATATTACAATCTTTATTTTCCCAATCCATTAAATCTGAAATGCTTGGGAAAACATTAGAATCAATTAAATGACTTCTTTCATTATATTTATAGTTTGCAGAATAAATTGGAACTCTTGCTCCACCATAGTCTCCATTTGGTGGATTACTAATATTATGTAACACTAATTGTTTTTTATACCTACTTGCTAAACCAACTGCAGTCTCTAAACTTGTTATTTGATTAAATAATCCACAAGGCTGATAAAGTTGATAAAAAATACTTCCCATAATTACATGCTCGGAGCGTTCTCATCTTTTTTAGCACAGATTCCAGTATAAAGATATTGGGGACCTTCTGTAAAAAACCAATGATCTGGTTCTACATAAAAGAAAAAAGCGTTTGCAACAA